TATTAAAACAGTTGAAGCTGAATCTGATAACGATTACATCACAGACAGAATTCGTGATGATGATATTATCGATTTCTCTGAATCTAATCCGTTTTCAATGGTTAGGGAGTATTAATCATGATGTTCGGTCACGATTTTTATCACGGCACACTGAGAAAATACATTGTAATGTTTGGTAATTTATTCAATGAACTTCAAATTGAACGCTATAACAGTGCTGGTACAAAAATTCAAACGTTAAATGTTCCTATTGCATATGGACCTAAAGCGAAATATATTGCACGAATCACATCAGATCCTGATTTGAACCGTGAAATTTCTATTACATTACCAAGACTTGCATTTGAATTGACAGGATTGTCATATGCTCCAAATAGAAAACTCAATAGTGGACTTAGAATCACAAAAGGTGTAAATACTGGTGGTACAGACTTTGCAAGTGTATATTCACCAGTTCCATATGACATGACATTTACACTTTCAATTATGACCAAGTATGCTGAAGATGGTGTTCAATTGGTAGAAAAGATCATACCATTTTTTACACCAGATTTTACGGTTACAGTCAAAGCACTGCCTGATGTATCATTAAATCTTGATGTTCCTATTGAATTAAATAGTATTACAAACAGTGATTCATACGAAGGTGACTTTGAAACGAAACGTGTAATTACTTGGGATCTATCATTTACCGTTAAAGGATATCTATTTGGTCCTGTAACGAAGACTAAGTACATTACGAACATTGTTTTAAATTTAAAAGATGATTCTGAGAGCGTAGAGGATGCTGCGCTAATGTATCAATTAATATACACAGGAAATTCTGAATTTGGATTTACAGAGACAATTATATGAAAAAACCTATTGATGAAAAAATAAGCGATGCATTGGATATACCTTATGTTGAAAGTGCACCTAAAGAATATCCTGTTGCACCTGTTGTAGAAAAACAGAATGATTCGATTGACGATGACTTTGAATATGCTAGAGACAATCTTCGGCACTTTATTGAACGTGGTAAAGAGGCCATGGAAGATGCACTTTATCTAGCCAAAGACGTAGAATCTCCAAGAGCATTTGAAGTTGTTGGTCAACTTATCAAAACATTAGCCGAAACAAATAAAGATTTATTAGAACTTTCTAAGAAAGTCAAAGAAATCAAACACAAAGAAGAAGACAAGCAACCAAGTCATGTAACCAATGCCTTGTTTGTAGGTAGTACAGCAGAGTTACAGAGATTGCTCAAAGGTAATGGCTAAGAAAATTTATTTAGGAAATCCGCTTCTCAAAGCAGCGGGTGTTTCAGTACCATTTACAAAAGAGAACATTGAAGAATATCTCAAGTGTTCAGAGGATTACATTTACTTTATTGAAAAGTATTGTAAAATTGTAACGCTAGATTATGGTTTGCAGCCGTTCAATCTTTACGATTGCCAGAAAGAAAAACTGGATATAATTCATAACAATCGTAAAGTTATTCTCATGGAGCCACGGCAGCAAGGTAAGACTACAACTTCGGCTGCATATATTCTTTGGTACACACTTTTTCAAGGCAGCAAGACGGTTGCTATTCTTGCAAACAAAGCAACAGCAGCAAGAGAAGTTTTAGCCCGATATCAACTCATGTACGAACATCTTCCGCAGTGGTTGCAGCAAGGTGTCAAGACGTGGAACAAAGGTGACATTGCACTTGAAAATGGATCCATTGTTTTTACAGCAGCAACAAGTCGCCAAGGTATTCGTGGTAAGTCTGTTAATCTATTGTATGTTGACGAGACAGCAATTATACCAAATAATATAGCGGAAGAATTCTTTACAGCGGTTTCGCCTACCATTTCAGCTGGTTCTACAACCAAGATTCTTCTATCTTCTACACCATTAGGCTACAATCACTTCTGGAAATTCTGGAATGATGCTGAGAACAAGAGAAACGATTTCATACCATTGTTTATACCATACTGGAAGATACCTGGACGTGATGAGAAATGGGCTGAAGAACAGCGCAGGCAGTTGGGCAATCTTAAATTTAATCAAGAGATTCTTTGTGCATTCTTAGGATCAAGTCTGACATTGATTGATGCAGATTCTATAGCACAGATGTCACCTAACAATCCAATACATAGCAAAGATGGATTAGACATTTATGATAAAGTAGAACGTAATCATTCTTATGTGCTAGTTGCTGATGTGGCAAAAGGTGTTGGTGGAGATTATTCAGCATTCACAGTACTTGATGTCTCAGAGATGCCTTATCGTCAAGTTGGCAAGTTTAGAGATAACTCAATCAGTCCGTTATTATATCCATCTATGATTTACAAAGTTGCTAAAGAATATAACAATGCTTGGGTGCTAATTGAAATTAATACCTCTGAACAAGTTGCGGAAATTTTACATGGCGAATATGAATATGAAAATATCATCTTTGTAAATAGAACGACACAAGGTCAAGTTGTTTCAGGTGGTTTCGGTGGTGGTAAGACACAGTTGGGTGTTACAACTGATAAAAAGGTCAAAAGAATTGGTTGCATGAACTTCAAATCTTTAGTTGAAGGCAAGAAGATGTTGATTCAGGATGCGGATACGATTGCAGAAATTTCAACATTTATAGAACGTAAAAACAGTTATAGTGCTGATGAAGGTTATCACGACGATTTGGTCATGCCTCTGGTGCTTTTCTCATGGCTGACAACCAATCCATATTTTAAAGAACTCACAAATACAAATATCCGAAAAGAATTATACGAACAGCGCATGAGAGCTATTGAAGATGAAATTACACCTTTTGGAATTATTGACAATGGTATGGAAGAGACTCAAATCGTGGATGCTGGTGGCCAAGTCTGGCAAATCGAAGATGGCATGGAAAGAAGTGAGAAAAAGTTCTTTATGAATCTCTAGAACATCATTTTTATAAATAAAATGAAATGATCGAAAGATTGATAAAAACATCATATCAACAAGGAGAATATAAATGGCAATTAGTCTAGTTTCACCTGGAATCAAAATCACTGAGACTGATTTTGTTTCTTCTCCAGTCGCAGTTTCTGGATCTGCAGGTGGATTTGCAGGTCAATTTCGTTGGGGTCCAATCGACGAAGCGACATTAGTTACTAGTGAGACCGATCTAGTATCACAATTTGGAAAACCAAACGCTACAAACGTTGTAGATTTTCTTTCAGCGGCTAACTTTTTAAGTTACTCACCAAACCTTTTTGTTGTCCGTGTTGCAAACACAGGTCTAAATGCTACAGCAGAAGCGACAACAGGATCAGGTAATACCGGTACCGGTGTATTGATTAAAAATAGAGAAAGTTATGACAATACAGCATCATTTGACAACGGTCCATGGGCAGCACGATATGCAGGCGCACTAGGAAATTCTCTTAAAGTTTCCGCTTGTCCATCTTCAGCAGCATGGCAGTCAACATTGACAGGTACATTTACTGTAACAGCTGGTTCTACAGCAGTTGTTGGATCAGGATCAGCAGCAAACACTGAACTTCAAGTTGGCGATTTGTTTGTTGCAGGTGGCCGTTCAATCAAAGTTGCATCAATTACTAACACTACACACTTCACACTTGCTTCTGCACATCTAACTGGTGTATCAGCAGGTTCTTCAGCGACACGCCGTTGGGAATACTATGGCGATTTCGTTGCAGCACCTGGAACATCTTCAGATGGTACAACAAAAGGCGCAACAAACGATGAAATTCACGTTGCGGTTGTTGATGAAGATGGTCTGATCACAGGCACAGCAGGTCAGGTTCTAGAAAAATTTGAAGGGCTCTCAAAAGGCTCTGACGCTAGAGCAGCCGATGGTGGTTCTAATTACTATAAAGATGTCATCAATGACAGATCAAAGTATGTCTATTGGACAGACCATGATTCGACTGGTTCAAATTGGGGTACTTCACTTGCAGGATTAACATTTACAGCAGTCAATACACCTAAGAAATATAGTCTTGCGGGTGGTTCAGACGGTAACGCACTTACGACAGGTAATCGCACAGACGGTTATGCGCACTTTGAAAACAAAGACCTTGTACCAGTTTCAGTTGTCATTGCTGGTCAAGCCGTTGCAACGACAGTGAATGAAATTATTTCTGACGTTTGCGAAGCACGTAAAGATTGCGTTGTTTGTTTCTCACCACTTAGAGCAAACGTAGTGAATAACGCAGGTAGTGAAGTCACCGACATTACAACATGGGCAGGTACAGTAACACGTTCTACATACGGTATCGCTGACAGCGGTTGGAAATATCAGTATGACAAATATAACGATGTTTATGTTTATGTGCCATTGAATCCTGATGTTGCTGGCTGTATTGCAAGAAATGACGCATTGCGTGATCCATGGTTATCACCAGCTGGCGTTACAAATGGCGTAATCAATAACGTTATTAAACTTTCTTGGAATCCTAAGCAAGCCGATCGTGATGCACTTTATAAACTTGCTGTCAATCCAGTGTTTACACAAACTGGCAGAGGAACAATTTTATTTGGCGACAAAACATTTATTCTGAAGAATCAATCATTGAGCAGAATCAATGTTCGTAGATTGTTTATCGAACTTCAGAAAACAATTGGTACATCCGCTGAAAGTTTCTTATTTGAACAGAATGATACAAGAACAAGATCAAACTTCGTAAATCTAGTTACACCATACTTGAGAGGTGTTCAAGCTAGAAGAGGTATACAAGCATTCAGAGTTATTTGCGATGAATCAAATAATCCTGAAGAAGCAGTATTAGCAAATGAGTTTGTTTGCGATATCTTTGTTCAACCAATAGCATCTGTTAACTTTATCCAACTTAATTTTGTTTCCGTGAGAGGTGCTGCATCTTTCAGTGAAATCGCAGCATAAATAGAATAGGATAAAGGAGAACAAAATGGCAACAAGTTTTAGTATTCAACAATTTAGAGATGCTGTAGGATCAGGTTCACGTCCGAACCTGTTTCTTGTTCGTGTTACTCCTCCAGCTGGTATCAATCTAGATGGTTTTGAATTCTTATGCCGTTCTGCATCATTACCTGCATCGTCAATGGGACTCATTGAAGTCCCAATGACTGGCGGTAGAAGATTAAAAATGGCTGGAGATAGAACATTCACTGAATGGTCAACAACAGTTTTAAATGATGAAAACTTTACCATCAGATCAAACATCGAAGTTTGGCAAAATAGTATGGTTTATACAAATTATACTACAACACAAATCGGTGATGATGGTGGAAGAAGTGGCGCTATAGCCGGTCCTGGTTTGATGGATGGAGTAGCAGATATTTTTCAACTAGGACCAGACGGAAGTTCCGTGCCATATGGATCATATAAATTAATCAATTGTTGGCCTAGCGATATCGCATCTATTGATTTGTCGTATGATACTACGGATACCGTTGAAG